GTTAAAAACCCTTAAAGGTTATCAACAAAGACAAAATCAAATTACTTTTAATTTAGGTAATTTAGATATTCAAAAAGCTATCCTCGAAGGACAAAGAAATCAAATTCTAGAAAATTTAGCTAATTTACAAGAAGCATCTAATAAAACAGCTAAAGAATTACAAGAAAAATATGGTGACGGGAATATTGATTTAGAAACTGGAGAGTTTATTATAACAGAATAGGTTTTTGAGGTCTTTTTTAATATTTATAATAAAACAATATTAAAATAACAATAATAAGATGGCAGAAACATTAATATCTCCTGGTGTATTAGCAAGAGAAAATGACCAATCACTTGTAACAGCTCAACCTCAAACAGTAGGTGCTGCTATTATAGGCCCAACAGTTAAAGGTCCAGTTGAAAAACCAACATATGTTAGTTCATTTGGTTCATTCCAAGCAATTTTCGGTGGAGCTTTAGAAAGTGGATCTACAGATTACACTTATTTAACTTCAATTGCAGCTAATAACTACTTTCAACAAGGTGGCGAATCATTATTAGTAACTCGTGTTACTTCAGGTTCATTCACTCCAGCAACTAGTTCATTAATCGAAACAGGTTCAGGAGGCCCAACTTCAGGATTGTCTCCTTTTGTATTAGAAACTATTTCTGAAGGAGAAATAATGAATACTGGTGATACTGAAATTTCAAATGGTGCATTAGCAACAGGTTCAGCCGATAATGTTAGATGGGAAATTGCTAGTGTAAACACATCTTCAGGTGTATTCTCATTATTAGTTAGACGTGGTAATGATAATAACAACCAAAAAGTAATTTTAGAATCTTATAACAACATTTCTTTAGACCCTTTCTCTTCAAACTACATTTCAAGAGCAATTGGTGATATTACTAGTAATGTAGTAGTAGCCCCAGATGGTTCAGGAACCTATTTACAAGAATCAGGATCTTATCCTAATGTTTCTAATTATGTAAGAGTAAAACAAGTAAATTATAACACACCTCATTTCTTTAATAATGATGGAAGTGCAAAAGATGAATTTACAGGTAGCTTACCAGCTGTAGGATCAGGTTCATTTGGAGATGCTGTAGGTTCAAACCTTAATGCTACTGAAGCTAATAATTTTTATGAAAATATAGATAGTAGCAATACTCAAGGATTGATAGGAACAGATTATACAAATGCTATTCAATTATTAGCAAACCAAGACGATTACCAATACAATGTAATTTCAGCTCCTGGTTTATATTACTCAGGATATGGAATACAATGTAACTTGCTTAAAAATAATACAATTTCAAGAGGAGATGCTATTTACGTAATGGATTTAGTTCCTTACAACACTGCAATTGGTACTGTAAATCAAAATGCGGGATTTGTAGATTCAAGTTATGCTGCTGCATATTGGCCTTGGTTACAAACAGTTGATCCAAGTACTGGATTATTAGTTTACGTACCAGCTTCAACTATGATTCCTGGAGTATATGCATTTACAGATGCTTCTTCAGACCCATGGTTCGCACCAGCAGGTATTACTAGAGGAGGATTAGGTGCTGTAGTAAGAGCTGAAAGAAAATTAACTTCTGCAAACAGAGACACTTTATACGAAGCTAATGTTAACCCAATTGCAACTTTCCCACAACAAGGAGTTGTAGTATTTGGACAAAAAACACTACAAAAAGCCGCTTCTGCACTTGATAGAGTAAACGTACGTAGATTATTAATTGCATTAAAAGGATATATTTCTCAAATTGCTGACAATTTAGTATTTGAACAAAATACAATTGCTACAAGACAAAATTTCTTAACACAAGTAAACCCATACTTAGAATCAGTACAACAACGTCAAGGATTGTATGCGTTTAAAGTAGTAATGGATGAAACTAATAATACACCAGATGTAATAGATAGAAATGAGTTAGTAGGACAGATTTTCTTACAACCAACTAAAACAGCTGAATTTATTATCCTAGATTTCAATGTATTACCAACTGGAGCAACATTCCCAGCATAAGAAATAAAAAGACGAATATTTATAATAAAATAAGAAAATAAAATGGCAGTATTAAACCCAAACGAAATATTTTTCACAGCTTTCGAGCCAAAACAAAAGAATAGATTTATTTGTTTTGTAGATGGATTCCCAGCTTATATTATGAAAGGTGTAGGAGCTGTAACTGTATCACAAGGAACAGTACCTTTGAATCACATTAATGTTCAAAGATTTGTAAAAGGCAAAACAACTTGGGGCACTATTCAGTTTACATTATTTGATCCTATTACTCCATCTGGTGCACAATCAGTAATGGAATGGGTTAGATTACACCACGAATCAGTAACTGGTAGAGATGGTTATAGTGATTTCTACAAGAAAGATCTTACAATCAATGTACTAGGACCTGTAGGTGATATTGTTTCAGAATGGATTATCAAAGGAGCAATGATTACAGAAGCTTCATTTGGAGATTTCAACTGGGATACTGAAAATGCTGCTCAAGAAATTACAATGACTGTACAACCAGATTATTGTGTATTAAATTTCTAAAAATTTTACCCACCCC